CCTGTATCTTGTGTGAGTTTCTTCCTACTGTTAAATTGTTAGTATCAAAAGTACCTGCGTAATCTATGATCGAAACTTCATCACCAATTGATGCTGATCCAGGTAATGTTGCTGTAATCGCTCCTGATGTTGTGTTAACAAAATATCCTTCACCTGCCGCTGCAGTAAAGTTAGAAGTTTTTACAGCTTGCCATGATGTTCCACCAGATACTTCACCAAATGATAACTGACCAACACCTGTCGTGCCTGATCCTGTTACTGATGCAACTTTTAAAAATCTATCTGCTGTAACATTACCTGTTGGAAAAATTAATGTGTAAGATTGTGAGCTTGAGTGGGGCGGACTTTGCAATTTTATTCCGTGGGAGTTGGACTCGCAGTTAAGTTGTATAGTTCCTGGGTTAGTTCCACCACCAATTTCTGTATAACCTGTCCCGTTTGGATAAATCTGTTGGTTACCATTAGCACCATCTACGATGTTAATATAACCTGAGTTTGTCCCTGAATTA